AACTCGATGGTGTCCCCGGACCCAAAGACGCGCTTCTCAACCCACGTCAAAATATACGACCGCGACGCCCCAGTAAACAGCAGCGAGGGTGATGCCACAGGCCCCGAAATCTCGGCTACGAGGCGTGCCGCATGCGGTACATAAACGGTAACCTCGCCTTGAGTAGTAGTGGTGGCCCAGCGCAGCGGAAAAACCCACGGAAACACAAGCCCGCCGCTCACCTTGTGCAGTCGGAGTTCATACCGCGCATACCCACTCGAATCCAGCTGCCCATTGGGTCCCTGCCCACCCCGAAACCACACCGGATCTGGCGACGTCAGCTGAGTATCCCAATGAAAAATCTTCGCGTCATTGGTGAAGCTGATTTTCAGCTCACCGCTACGGCGCACCATAATGGACTGCCATCCCGCAGCGGTCCTCACAGAGAGCCAGCAGTCCCCATTTCTGAGTGTCTTCCGCAGCAGCCGGAGAGCCCCCTGAGCATCCTCAGGAGACTCCCCGATGTAGTGCCCGGAGATGCCCCCGGACATGGCCCCGCTGTAGGGGTCAGTCATCCACACACCATCCAGCTGAGTCCGCTGACCCGACGTGTACACAGGTGCCGGGAGGCCCCACATAGACACCTCCGACGTCACCCATTTGTCCCCATCATTAAGATCCAGTCCGCGGACCACCACATTTCTGGTCACATCAGCCTCCTAAGCGCCTGAGACACCGCCACAGCCGTGGAATAGGGGTCAACATTATAGGTGTTGATCGTGGCGTTATTGGCCCTTGCCGGGGCAGGTGCCAGAGTTGACCCAGCCTTGTCCGGAATAACATTTCTGGCAGTCTCAGCGATACCACCGGCCCGACTTTCCAGATAGCCCTGCTGTCCGGCGATTGAGTCCGCAAAATCCCGGACAATTGCCTCACCGGAATAGGTTACATACCCCCGGCCGGAGAAAGGCCCCCACTTAGCGGGGGAAAAGGGCCACAGGCCCCGGAGTTTAGACATTCCATCAGAGACCCAGCTGGTGAGTTTGTTCCACGAGTTCTGGATACCACGCAGGAATCCATTCACCAAGGCCTCGCCCGAGCGGAGTAGGAAACTGCCCATATCACCCAGAGCTCGCATAATAGCCCCGGGGATACCAGACACGAATTCCACCACATTGTTCCACACGCCCTTGGCGCCCTCAAAGAACTGCCCAGTCCATTTGACCGCACCGTCCCACAGCTTCGGGCCCAGATCGGCGATAGCAGCAATGATTTTACCAGGCAGCTCAGTGAGCCATTTCACATACCCTAGAAACGCATCTATCCCGGCCTTAACAAAAGCCCCAAACCATTCAACAGCTTTTAGCCACAGATCGCCGAGGAATGCCAGCCCGTCAAGGATCATCCCAGGCAGATTACCAATGAACTCGCCAAGGAGCCCAAACCCAGCAATAGCCGCATTCGAGAAATCCTCAGCCCATTTCATCGTGACGATGTACTCGACAAAAGCATTGAACCCGTCAACAATCTTCTGCCACAGACTCGCAAGCCACTCGCCAAAACCGGCAAAAGCCTGCTTCACACCCTCCCAGCCACTAGCCAGCCAGTCAAGACATCCCCTCCACACACCGTTCAGCCACTGCACCACCGAATCCCAGTTGGTGATGAGTAGGTACAGCGCAGCCGCTAGGAGACCGATGCCTGTTACGATCCATGTGATTGGATTGGCCAGCATCGCCGCTGTGGCTGCCCAAATCGCTGCTGTCACCTGATAGATGCCTACAAGCACCAGCCCCGTGAGAAGTGCACCCAAAACACTGAAAACCCACGTGTTCTGCTGTACCCACCCCGCCAGCTCCTGAAATCTCGGCAGCAGCTCTGCCATCGTATCGCCCAGCCATGTGAAGACTGCAGAACCCAGAGGCTCCAAAGCCTCTGAAGCCCGGTTCTTGAGCAGCTGCCACTGCTCGGAGAAGTCCATTGTCTCTTCAGCCAGACCCAGAATGGAATCGTCAGTAGCACCGATGGATTTCATCATATCCCCGGCCGAGAGCTGCCCGGTCTTCATAGCCTGCACAAACTGCATAGCGCCACGAGTGCCAAAAATCTTGGACGCCAGTTCAAGGGCTGCGGCTTCGTTACCCTTGTTCAAGAAGCCTTGAATTTCGCCGGTTACGCGCTGAAAAGCCTGTTTCGGGTCCTCGCCCTTCTTAGCCAAAGTAACAAGACCCTTACTAAGGGATGCCATAACCGCGGTTGAGTTCAAGCCTGCTTTGTCGAACGCACCCACCATAGCGATGGTGTCTTCAAAACTAAACCCGAGGGTTTTCATTGAGGGGGCTGCCTGTTGGGCCGCGGACGCCAGCTCATTCATACCCACACCAGTGGCCTGTGACACCCGGAACAAGTTATCCATCGCAGCCGAGACCTCGTCGCCTTTCAGCCCAAAGGCCGAGAAAGCCGCTGTGGTCTTGTTGATATCCACGTCCTGCCCGAGCAGACGGCCAGCCTCGAGGTACTGGGAAGCAACCCTCTCCAAAGTCTCGCCAGAAAGCCCCAGACGGGTATTGAGGTCGGCCACAGTAGAGCCAATCTTCGAATACTCCTCCGGCACAGACCGCCCAATACGCTTGGCTATATCTACCATACTCTGGAGAGATTCTCCGGAAGCACCAGTACCCACGCGGATGGTGTCATTGACACTATCGAATACATTGCCAACCTCATAAAGACCCTTGCCCAGGCCAGCGAGCATCCCACCCGCCAGAGCCGGCAGGGCCCAGCCCTTCAGGCCCTCGGCAAGGCGCCCCGAGAGTTTCCTACCGCCCTCAGCACCAGCACTATCGGCCGCACCACCCACAGCGCTTGATATCTCATCCGTGATCTTCTTCTCGGAGCCCTGCATGGAGGGAACCAGCTGAAAGTAGCCAGTCGCCAGCTCAACACCACCCATTGGCCCACCACTCCTCGAAATCCTCCGGCGCTATCGGGTCTGACCCAAATATCTGCGTTGAATCGTCCTCCTCACCCGGCCTCTTAATCGGTCTTGGCTTTGGCCTGTTCTTATCTCCGCCGCGCTGCCAATTCCCCGCACTAAGCAGATCCACAACATTAGCCAGCATGTATTCTGTGGCTGCCCACGGAACTCCCAGAACTGCCGCCAAATATGACCCAGGCTCGGCTGTGTATATTACGGCTCTGAGGTCGGACCACGTACAGCGATCCGACCCCACATCCCTAAGCCTCAGGCCCCTGCAGATGAGCTCACCCTCCACAGCCATATGGTGAGCCATCACGATACTCAGGAGCCCGATGATTCCCCCATGGAAATCCCGGAGTGCTCCGCCCACGCCCTCATGAGCTCAGCGGCCTGAGTTTCATCGATCAGGTCGAGAATGCCCGGAGAGAACCGTTCCAAAAGCTTCACCTGTGCCTCAGCCGCGGCTGCGACGTCCTCAGGTCGGGGCTCACGACCCCGCTTCTGCGCTTTGGCCAGAGGCTTGGCGACTTCAGCCAGACCCAGACGTGCCCCAATCGGCAACCGATTCATATTCGGAAGCTCACGGATCTTCTTCTCACCCGGAACCCGGAATCGAAATTTCTCGGACTGACTAAGATCAACCCTATCAAGCTCGAAAACATCACTCACGCCGAGACCACCCCGTCATCCAGAAGAATGTAGATCGAGTTACCATGTTTGTCCGGATAGCAGGACAGAGTGATAGGCCACTTGATAGCGTCCGTGGCGCTGAATGTAATTGTATCAGTGGAAGTCACCTGGCCGTCCGGCACAAAGATAAGGATACGGGCCTTACCGTCCTTCATCTTGAAGTACCAGGACTTATGCGGCAGCTCATCAGCCCTGATCTTAACAGTAGTGCGAGTGCCAGTGGACGAAGTTGCCTTGGTAACCTCAACATTAGACTCACCGGCAAAATTCTTGAGGCTCTGCTCATTCGTCTCGAGTTGGGTCCACTTCAGCTCGCCGGAGAACGTCTCAAGGATCTTCTTAACGACTGTTCCAGACCAGTCCTTGATGTCATTGGTTGAGCGGTCAACGGTGAGCTCAAGCCCGTCCTCAGACACATAGCCTGCATCCACAGCCTCGGACGGGATCGTGTCCCCCGCATGAGTCGGGGCGGTGTCCTGAAGCTTTGGAGACGCCAGAATCGCACCAGTCACAGCCTGATCAGGCCTGCCAGCGAAGATATTCAAATTGTTAACAGCCATTACCTCTCCTAGATAGAAATACCGGCCACATACAGCCGAATAGCAAATGAATACCGAGAAATACCCGTATTGGGGTCAGGGTCCGGATACGGGGCCACGACCACCCGGCAATCATGGCACGGATAATTCCCTACCCACCCGCCAATCGGCAACTCTTCCAGCAGCTGCAATACCTTGGCAGCCAGCCGAAAGGCCTGGTAGTCATCCTGCGGGCTGATCCCCCAGCACGAGACCGATACTTGATGCACGGACCTACGAGGGTCCAGAATCTCGCCACCAGTAGCCCTCACCACGACACACGGGGTTTTCCCGATGCGATCCACCTTACCCGAGGCCCGGATACCGTCCCTAGAACTCAAATACCGAATAACCGCGGTCTCAACATCGGGCCTAATAGCGACACTCATGAAAGGCCTCCGAAAGCTGTGGTCAATACCTTGTCAACTGCCTCCATTTTAGCACCCCTATAAGTTTTCGGCCGTACCGTAACCCGGGCTCGTCGGGCGCCCTCATACTCCGAGTACTCGAAATCGTCAGATCCAGCTTGGTTAACCATTTGCTCGCCCCATCGACGGAGTTTATCCTTCACGCCGTCACTTTTGCGGATGGCATCAAAAGCTTCATAATGGAATTCAAGTTTTGTCAAACCGCCAGCCATATCAGTCCGCTCCCACCAGAAACAGACACGTATGGTCCAGAATAGTCCCAGAATCCCACACCTGGGGATGCGCGTCCACACGGTATTTGGGAACCAAGTCATCCTCCCAAACGCCATCGTAGACACCCTTATAGCGGTCCACGACATCCGCCGTCAGAACAACCACCAGATCCCACCGAAAAACAGA